TTTATTCTTGTTTCCACCAGTTAACCATGACCAAAAACCACCACTTTTCTTTTTAGTCGTCGTTGTCTTATCGTCTGTTTCCTTACCTTTTTCTACACTAGATCCATCACCTTTTTGATTTTCTGTTAAATGTTTTGCTTTATCCGCTTCTTTCTCAGCACCAATCCATTTATTAATACCAGAAAATGCTTTACCTATCTGTGCTTTAGCACCCTGAATAGTACTCTTAGTACCTGAAAGAGCACTATCAAACATTCCAGCCATACCAGGAACCGCCTTGGTTCTCTCCCATTCCATTATAGATTCACCTATACCACCAGGAAGAATCCTAGAAAGTAAGTATAGATCTAGTACACCACCAGCAATCAATAATGGTTGAGCACCTGGTATCATGTAACCAGCTAATTCTGCTGCACCAGCAAGAGATTCTAATACACCACCAACAGTATCACCATTCTTAAAAGAATCAACAGCAAAGTAAAAATTGACAATAGAACCTAAAAGAGGTATATCCTTTAATCTTGAAGCACCTACTTTCTTTGCTCCTGCACCTCTAACAAGTTTACCAATAGGAGATTTTTTAACCGCTTTATTAAACGGTTTAATTAAATCATCAGCATATTTCTTAACAGGTTTTATCTTATCCCATATAGGTTTAAGGAACCTATTAGAAACTGCCTCCGTGGCTTTTTTAGGAAGTTTGGATAAGTAATCCCATCCATTACTACCCCACTTACTGATTTTACTTGCACCATCCCTCAATCCACCCATCGTTTTCTTCCAACGATTATTCATCCATTTACCGAAGGCGTTTTCCTTCATCGGTTTAGGAACACGGAAATTCCTAAAATCTAATTTCTTTAATAGATTACCAAACTTGCTACCCTTTCCAAAGAAATTTTTAAGGGTTTGTTTAACTTGTTTTCCAGCCTCAAACGCCTTTCCACCCTTCTTAGCACCAGTTGCTATATGAGGAAATAACGTATTAGTCGTCTTAGCAATATCTGCTGTTTTTGTTACACCCTTAAAACCCTTCCTAAAATTCTGAAACTGCTTCCCAATGAACCTAATCGGTTTCATTATGGGTCTGCCAAACTTCTTGATGGTTTGAACCATCTTTCTCAGACGTTTACTGTCTCGAATCCTATTAAACCCTTTCTTTATCCGTCTACCCCAAAGTCTCTGTAATCCTTTTATCCTTAACTTCGGCAATCGCCAATTCATTATAAAGTCAAGTAACCCTACAATATCAGTTACTGCTGCAAATGGATTGAGCAACCATCGCATCATGGTAAGCCCAAACATGAGCTTACCTAATCCTCTTACTCTATCCCAGAATGAATCCTTACCGTCTTTACCCCCAGCTCCGAACAGATCTGCAAGTCCATCAAGAATATTATCTTTTACAATCCAAGATGTAAATGCATATAACTTCTTTACAACAAAAGTAAACTTCTTTAAAAATGTCTTTAACTTACCCGTATTCTCTGGATCTTGCAGCCAATTAAGAATATTCTGAATAACAGTAATCTTAATTAACCAACCAAAAAATTCTACTAGAGGTCTAAGAAACCCATTCAACCACCCAAAATGCTTTTCTGCAATACTCTTTTGCTTAGAGGATGGTTTCTGTGCCTTTTTCGATTGTAACGATTTATCCAGTTCTGCTGCTTCTTCAGCTTCTTGGTCTCTTTCTCTTTGTTCTGCTCTTCTTCGTGCCTGTTCTGCTAGTACTTTATTTGCTGCCGATTTGACAGCAATTTGCCTCATATCCCATACAACATTACCAATACTAGCTATTGTATTACCTATCCTATTAGTAGCAGTAATAGATTTCCTTGCAGCAAAAAGTGCTGGTGTAATTTTGCCCTTTACTCCAGCATTTACAAACTTATGTGTAAACTTATTCGCCACTATTGGTTAATGCTACTTTTGTTGTTGCCTCTGGCTCTCCTCCATTCGCCTGTTCTCTTCTTTAAGATAATTCATTAAGAGATTCATATAGATCTCTTTTTCAAAGGGAATCAAGTTATCAATATAATCACATGGCCACTTATGATGGTGCATAAGTGCAAAATTAACTTCATAGAAGGTTTGTAAATTTTGATGGAGTAGAGCTATCCGAAAAAAGATGCTAATCCATCTAGAACTATGTCACTTACAACTTTAGTTTTAGGATTAGTAACCTTAACAGTATGAGATAGTTTAGGCATAGTATCAAAGAAATTTTGAACTTCTTGAAACTGCTTACTACTCAACTGCTCAAAGAATTCCATCATCTCTTCTTTAGGAGTATCCAATGCATCATATACTTGTTCAGCATCAGCAATTTGCTTTACGCATCCTGCTGCCATTTCAAAAACAGAATCTACAGTAGGTTCTTCATCTTGAAAATTCATTTGAACAAATGTATCTAAACTAGGATAACCCATAGTTAAGATAATATCTTCACCCAATTTAATATCCTTCTTATGCTTCTTGTCTTTTTTGACTTTGATTTCATTCAAAGGTATTTTAACAGCTACTTCCGTTTCTCCATCATCAGGGCATGTCACATTAACTTCAACAGCCTCACCAACAGATTTGGTACGGATTTGAAGAAAGACATATTCAATATCGAAAGTTGGAAGATCATCAATATCATGAATATCAGTACATTCAGTAATGATACTTTTAATAGCAGTAACAATATCTGCTTGACTACCTGTCTCAGTTGCTAAAAGTAGCAATTTCTCTTCTTTTACAAGAAAAGGTCTAAAATTGACAGTTCTGCCATCAGAAGGCAGTTTCAGTTTGTACTTAGGTACAGTTAATGTAGGTAATGGCATTGTAAATTCAATTCATAAAATTATTTATGGAAGTTCTCGGAACCTCCACCAGTCCAAGGACTATGTTTTTGAACTGCTAAACGATAAGCAGTTTCGTGTGGTGTTTCTTCTTTTTCTTCATCTTGAGGTTCTACAGAACTTGGTGCAAGATCTAAGGGTTCGTCTTTTGACATAGGCCAATTATCGTAGGGATGAGGTACATCGTCAAACCACTCATCGAGTGGTAATCTATGTAGTGGTTGTTTCATTTTACCATATTCCGAGGGATTTCTGTGTTGCGTCTACAGAACCAAATATCTGTTGAGCATCAACGAGAGGATCATAATAATCATCATCTCGTGATCCCATTCCAGGAATAGAGATTTGTGTTCTTACACCAGGTTCATCGAATTGAGATGCTGTATAGAATCTATAACGCTCAAAGAAGAATCCTACTGTAAACGTCATAGCACGTGCTGCTTGGTTATTTAACTGAGTAGATCCTAGATTATAAGGAAATGCTTGTTGCATCTCCCAACTAGCAGTTAACTTATAATTAAATGCTTTCTGTGGATGTCTATCATTAGGATTCCACCCTTCTATCTTTGCATTTTGATTTCTAGTTTCAAATGTATAAGGTTCTTCACGTTGTCCACCTTTCTCCCATTTAAAAATCATCATTCTAGGAGCATTATAATAATCATAATAATCACTATATTGATTAGCATCAGGAGCCATCAATTGTATCCATCTTTCAAAGAAATTTCTACTATGTTGAGATTTAGGTGCAATAAAGGTTGCAGAAATTTGACTGAAAGCAGATCCTGTAGCATACTTAGTTGCAGTACCTATATTAACAAGTGAACCAGTTGTAACCTGTTTACTTGGTATACTGATAGTTTGACAATAAAAATTTAAACATTTACCTAATAGTCCACCTTTACCACCTGCATCAGGCATAAATGTTGAATCTGTATATCCAATAGTATCTGATATTATATGACCACCAATCCCATCTCTTGCTTGCCAGTTTTTCATTAACGCTGGTGTTACAATGTGTATTGTGAATAAATTAGTCGAAGCTGGAGAATAGTCCTTATCCTTTAAGGAAAATGCCATCATCTCTTGCAAACTTGGATACCCAGATCTAGCTTGCTGTTTATGTGGTATGTCTGAACGCCAAGGCATTATACTCTAAGCTCCTTTTCTGTAATGATCATAAACTCCATATTATAATCTTTGCAAAACTCGGTTGCTGCTTTCCACTTTGCATTGTTGACACTCCAAGTGACAACTTCATTAATATACTTTTTAGTAACCTTTTTCTGCGTTTTTGGTTCTTTAGTCTGTCTTAATGGTTTAACCTCTACTATATACTTTTTACCCTTAGATTTAACATAGAAATCTGGAAAGTATCTATGACGTTTACCATCAACAGGTGAAATATAAGGAATAATAATTTCTTCACTACCCCATTCAGTAATAGAAGAATTATAATCACAGAATTTCATGAACTTAAGTTCCCACCCTGACCTATAGACTATATTACGATAATCACCTTTATACTTATTAGGTTTTTTAGGAAAGTACTTTCCTCGCTTATAACGCATAAATAAATACAGGTCACGTTAATATTTAGGTAGTTAAGTTGTCAATTTTTAGATACCCATACCGAGCTCCTGTATCTCATGGTGATCGTCATAGAGATGCTGACGGTGCTACCTACGCAATTGACTGGGTTAGGTTTAAAAGCTTCCAAATGTCATTCAAAGACAGTAATGAAGCATTTTATGGTGGAAATATAGGTGCAGTTGAAGCAGATAAGGTATATGATAATGATACGGTATACATCAATATGCCACCAGCATTATCAACAACATATCAATCAAACTATAGAACAGTAGATCTCGGAGTTGGTGGTATTGCTCTTGCTAACGCAGCAGCAAATGTAGAAGGTGAAATAAATTTTGATAAATTAGCAGAAACAATCCAAATGGCTGCAAAAGCAGCAAATCCTGAATTTGGTGCAAGTGCAATGGTACAAGCAGCAAACAGTATTAGTGGATTTTTAGGATTACAAGGTAGTGTTGATATTAACAGTTTAGAGCAAATGACAAAGGGGAGAATATTTAACCCCTATACGGAACAGGTCTTCAATAACATGAGTTTCCGTAATCATAATTTCAGTTTTAAAATGCTTGCTAGAAACCCTACAGAAGCAGAGAATATATGGTCAATTTGTCAATGGTTTAAAATGGGTTCTCACCCAACATTTGAATCTGGTAAATTAGCAAGAAAAGTACGAAAAAAGAAATCCCAAATTGGTAAAAAAGGAGCAAAATACGAACCATTTGATGAAACAATCAAAGCATTGAAAGATCTATTTGGATGGGATAACAGCGATGATGATCCTTGGACAGGAAAGAAACAATTAATGACAACTGCTGAAAGTCAGAGATATTTCCAAGTTCCAAGAAAATTTGATATACAATTCTGTCGTTTTGACTCTCAAGGAGCTCTAGTGACAAGTGGTGGTGATTTAGATGCTAACCTACATTTTAAAATTCATCCTTCAGTATGCACAAACGTTACAGTAAACTATACTCCCGATAACCAATATAATGCTTTAAAAAGAGCAGGTGGTAATTCACTACTAAATGTACCAGCATTGGTATTAAACGTACAATTTACAGAGACTAAACTACTCACAACCGAAGATATTCAACAAGGTTACTAGATATGGCATATTTTTCACAATTACCAAATACCTATATTGGAGAAGGTCTTACAGATGATGAAAGTTTCAAATATCGCCTTGTTAAGAATATCTTCAGAAGATGCAAAATCAGAGATGATCTTGAAAAATACACAACTCTGTTTGAAACCTCATCTATCCCAGATGGGATTAAACCTTCAGATCTTGCATTAGCAGTACTTGGCAGTTCTGGACTTGATTGGGTAATACTTCTTGTAAACAACATTACAGACGTATACGAACAATGGCCAAAATCCGAATATGACCTTCAAAACTACTGCGAGGAGAAATACACAGATTCCGATCAAATCCATCATTACGAAACTAAAGAAATACTGTACAATGATATAGTTTTCATTAAAAGGGGTATAGAGGTCAATTCCACATTTAGAGCAGTATTACCAGACGGAACAACTAAGACAACAGAGGACTCAATATATCCAGTAAGTAATTATGAGCATGAGTCATATCTAAACGATATGAAGAGACTTATAAGAATTCCTACAGGACAATTGACAAATATGATTACTGACGAATTTTCCAATTTGGTTGCATATGAACCACATGCAGAATTAGATGATCAGAATAATAAAAAGACAGAATTAAGCGTAGCACAAAGATTCATAGACACTAGAGGTTATATTAGTGCTAGTGTAAGTAATCAAGTAGAACTAGGAACTGTAACTTCTTATGATAATGGACCAGGTAGTTCAATAATAAAGGTTGGAGAAGAAACAACATCTACAACATCATCAGTAGCATTTACATCTACTGTAAGTAATACTAC